CAATGCTGGCTTACTCATTGCGCCCGATTGGCGCTTCACTACTTGACTTGTAACTGGGTTCACTATCAATAAAGTTGGAACGCTATTGATGCCGTATTGTTGGGCCATAGGTCCGTTTGAATCCACGTCTATGTAACTTACTGGGATTCCCAATTCTGATGAAGTTTGTTGTAATACTGGTTTGAAAACCTTACAAGGGCCGCACCAAGCGGCCGAAAAATATAATACTTGCATGTTTGTTAATTTTTAAATTCGAATAAAGTAAATTTATTATCGTTGTCCATTAAAATCGCCGTTCTATTTTCCACCCAATCTCCTGAGTTTATGTATCTATTGTTGTTGATCGTCAAATCTGCAGGTTGGTGAATGTGACCGCAAATTGCACCGTAACAGCCTCTCTTTTTGGCCATCTGTATTGCCGCGATCTCGAAGTCGTTTATATAATTGGTGGCCGCTTTTACGCCGGCTTTTATGTCCTTTGATATGGATTGGTAAGGTAACTTTCTCCAAGCTCTGTATCGGTTGTACCACCTGTTGCACCAGAGCGCTAGGTCGTAACCAATCGATCCTATCTTTGCAATCCATTTGTACTTTGTAATGAACACGTCTATAACGTCCCCATGAAATACAAAATAGTTTCGTCTATTGTAACTGTCGTTTTCGGTCCATTCAATGGATTCTATAACGTAGTCCTCTCTTATCTCTATGTTACCAAAATGCGTACCGATAAATTCTGTCAAGAACTCATCGTGATTACCTCTGATCCAAATTATTTTGGTCTTGTTCGATATCTTTAATAATTTAGATATGACTTTGGTGTGTTGCTTCTTCCATTTGGATCCTCTATTTAAGGCCCAGCCATCTACGATGTCGCCGTTCAATATTAAAAGATCGGTTGGATGTTTGTCCAAAAATTCCATGAAATCCTTCGCCTTGCTGTCTTTTGTGCCAAGATGTAGATCCGATACGATGATCGCTTTGTATTTAATCATGTCCAATAATTGTGGTCTTTTTTAAACCATTCATCGTTGTTTCTGTTCAACCAAGATTGCCAAGCCAGTTTGATCATATACCATACACCTTTCTTATCAAATCTTCTGCTCGTAGTATGTGCATAACAATTAACGATTCTAAATTTTTTGGGCGAAACTTTCGAACTGAGATGATAGTCCTCAGCAACTTTGTCTTCTTCATTGAATCCTCCTAATTTATTAAAAGTATCTGTTTTAAATATCATGAATCCACCTATGGCAAAGGGCCTAGTCTTTGAACTTAACAATTGGATAACATCGAATACCCTGTACACCCAATTGAATTTACCACCCAAAGTTTTAAACTTACAAGTAACCAAATCGTAATCTCCTTTTTTGGCTACTTCCAAACATTTTTTGACAAGGTTTTTGTCCTTTAGATACATGTCAGCATCAAGAAATAAAACGTAAGGCGTGGTTACCAATTTTGCGCCCTTGTTTCTGGCCACCGAAGGCAATCCACCTTCTATTATTCTTATTACTTGAGGAGATCTGGATCTATAGTTGTGCATCAAGGTGAAAGTATTGTCCTTGGAAGAATCAGCTATGATAATTTGACAATCCAGTCCTTGTCTTACGATTAACTTTAGGACCTCTATAATACCTTGGCCTTCATTTTTACATGGAATAACTATCGTAATATCTTTATTCATGTATATAAATATCACCGGTTCCATTTCATGCGCCTCGACCTTTTCTTGGGAGTTTTATTTTTCGGTATAAACTTCTTAGAGTGATAAACCACTTTAGTATCGTTGTCGAAATCGTCCAATTTAAGACGAACTATAATGTCTTTTAACTGGGACGAGTAGCTACGTCCTACCTCGCTGTATATGTAATCCAAGTAATTGTAATAGGCCTGCTCTGTGTTTATGCTCTTGATGTCGTTTCTAACAGAAAGCATTAGGTAGTAGTCTATCACGCTTTCTTCCCATTTTTTGTAGTGAGCGTATCCATTGATGGAAGTATCGGCCGTGGTCATTCTGTTGTAAGGGACTCTCATGCCGTAAAGGTTATTGTTCACTTTAAAGTTCTTAGAAGTAAACCAACCAGTTTCTAATACAGCTTGCGCGACCACTATTCTTTTAAACTTAAAAGGCAAAGAGTAAACGGCCAGCTCTACGTCCTTTACGGTAAGACTATCGTTAGGGATTGTCATTATCGTAGGTTGCGAAGTGCAGCTCATTAGCGTACACAATAAAAAGATCGTCAAAACTATTTTTTTCATTTCCAAAATATTTGAATTGCAACTATACTGAAAGCAAGTAATATACTCAGTAAAGTTTTTAAATTAAAGGGTTCTCTAAATAAAGTAATGCTCATGGTCGTAAATACGATTATCCCTACCGCGAATCCTATCAATCTACTCGGCCAAATTTCGCCGGCGAATCCATGAACAAAGTACCGAACCGACTTGATGTAGCACCAACTCAAAGGCACACTCATCAAGAGTATCAGCCACATGTACTTTTCGTACCATCCGTATTTGATAGCTCCTTGTAATTGTAAAAAAGATCCCATTTGGCCCAATACGCCGAATAGAATTCCGTATATTATATCCATTACTCTGTTTGTGTTGTTAAAACGTTTTCGAACGTTTGTGCGGCTTTTTTGTCTTCGCCGTCCTTAAGTATTTCTAGGGTCATTTCGTATCTACCCAATTCTGCTTGAGTGTTAAATAACTCTTGTCTTAACGAATCTGTTATAACTTCGTTTTGTTTGTACTTGGCGATTTGTCTTTGTTGTCCTTCTATGGTGATTAACAATAGAGCAACAGTGGCCAAACCCAAAATACCTTTAACGTACTTTTTCATTTTAATCTTTTTTGTTTTCTTCAATAATATTACCGTCGTCGTCCATTAATGGAGCTCTTTTAAATTCGTAAATAATCCAACCTGCTGTAATAGCAGCGATCAATACTAATAATACTTTTCCTAACATAACTCTATTTTTTGATTTTTAATAATTTATTTGTTTAGTCCCACCACTCGAATATATGATTTTCTAATATATCGAATAAAATTCTTGTAGCTCTTAAGTGATTTATGTGACCAATATTAATAGCTATACCCAATTTTGTATCAGTTGAAAATGGAGGTTTTTCCATATTCTCAACGATAACGTACATACGAGGATATTTTACAAAATATTCGTCCAATTTTTCTGATAGTATTTTTGAATCCCACTCAAAACAATCTTCGCACTCTTCGCTTGGAGTGAATATAGACTCCGATTCGTGATATTCTGTGTACTCGTGTTCGTAATACCCAATTTGAAGTTTTTCTATTAATCTTACGCAAGTCATCATTCTCTGCGCGTCTCTTTCGTTATCTACGTGATGTCCTTTTGTTTTAATATACTCGGCTTGATTCTTTAGTTTAAATTTAAGTACTTCCCAAATGTAATGATCGTCCCAATCTTGGTCCTTCCAAATAATGGGTAACCATCTGTACAGGTTGTAGATGCGTCTAAAAAATTGTTTTACTTTATACATGGTTATAAGTTTTGTTCCCTGCGCTCTCTGGTCAGTTGTTTTACATGAGTGTATAATTCTAAGGTAGTACCGTCGAAGTCTTCCATAATGAGCTCCAATTCGTCTGGATGTATGTTGAAAGTGGCTTTGAAGTCCTTCTTCATCTTTCTCAGAATTTCTTTTTCTTCTTTTTGGTAATCGTCAATTAATCGCTTCCATCTAGCACCGAATAGACTTCTGTGTTCTAGCTGATCTTCGTAGAATCTAATGCCGTTGATCTTGTCGGCCAATAGATAGTTTTCCATCTGTGCTTGATAGTAATAATCCGAGTGTTCGTAATCTCCGTTAATTATCTTGTCGTACAAAGGAGATTTGTCGGGTAATGTCTGTCTAACTTCGTAACGTCTCCACCAAACAAATTGATTGTATCGTTTGGGCGTTAAGTTGGACAGTTGGTCTTGTAAAAATTCGCGTGATAGTTTGGTTGCGATCATAACTTTTATTTAGGTAAATGTACTCAATACAGGTAGACGGGAGAAATTTATTTCTCTAGCATATCGTAATGTCTTGGGTACACGTGTAAGTTGGTGATCATCCAGTGCATTTCGCCTACCGGTAAATCTAGTTGAAAGGCCACCATTTCCATGAGTTTGGCAAACGTGTACTGATCGTTACAGAAACCGTAAACTAGGTCGATAGATCTTGCGAATACGCTCAAGTGCAGCTTATCGTCTTTTATGTAGAAGTTAAGTACGTCGTTACACGGAGTATCGTAAGCGTAACGGTCCAATTCATTGATATCGTAGTGGACAACTATCGCTCTTCTACTTTGAGGATTGTTCTTTAGTTCTGCGATTGCTCTGGCTAACTGACAGTTTTTGTTCCAAAAGTAACCGTAGTTGGAATTTACTTCAGTCGTATTGGGTACCATCATGTTTTTCCATATCTTGGCGCGTTCTGATATTTCAGTGGCGTCTCTATCTCCTTTAAGGTACCAGTTCCACTCGTACTCTGCGTACTCTGTGTTGAACTTACGTTGAGGTGTGGTAACAATTTTGTTACCTACTTCTACTAACGTGAATACTTCGTTGAATACTGCTTTAGTACCAGCGAAATCTTCGCCTAAATTCATAATATCTTGAAACAATACTTCGAATGCGTGCGTTGCGTCTTTATATCTCATACTTTTCTACTTTTACGAATTGTGATAAAAATTCTACAGGGCTCAAATCTCTGTAATCTTCTAGGTAAACTACGCGTTTGATTCCCGATTGGATAATCAATTTACAACAATCCTTGCACGGGGATAAACTTAAGTATAGGGTGCTACCGTCCACCGAATTTCCCGATTTCGCTGCTTTCAATACTGCATTGGACTCTGCGTGCAATACTTCGTGTTTGGTGACATTATTTTCTTCGCAAGAATTGTCCATTCCTGCCGGGGTGCCATTGTACCCAAAAGATATCACGTTACCGTCTTTTACCAATACTGCACCGACTTTTGATCTGGTGCAGTACGATAATAGGCCTATTTCCTTTGCGATGTTGATAAATGTTTTATCTAACTTCTGTTGTTTGTTCATTATATGCCTGTTGATCCGAATCCACCTGCTCCTCTCTCTGTATTTCTTTGCGGTAATTCTGGTAGTACGTGTACGTCCATATAACTTACTGGAACTAACACGAATTGGGTTAATTTTTGACCAGCTTTGATTTCTGTTGCACCATTAGACGTGTTGATTAAGTGAAGGTGAATTTCTCCTTCGTAATCTTCGTCCACTACGCATGCTCCAACAGAAAGTCCTTGCTTAACTGCAACGCCCGATTTGTTGAATGCGATTAAAGCGTAACCCGAAGGAACGTGAGCTCTGATACCCGATGGAATTAATACCGATTCGTTTGGTTTTAATACGATTCCTGCGTAATCCTCTGGTACGTAGAAGTCCAAACCTGCTGATTGGCTCGTGCCTCTACTTGGTGTTTTTACGTTTCTTACTTTCTGAATGTTCATTCTGTACATTGTTTTGATAGTCATTTAGTGATGCAATATACGCAACACAATCTAATAAGTTGTCTTCTTTGTGATTATAAGATTGTCTTGATAACTTTAAGGCGATCATACAATTGTACATGTCAACTGCAGTGATGTCCTTTCTTGATAATAAAGACGCAATCTTGGCAGCTTCTTGCATGCCTTCTTGAAATGGACCGTACTGGCGCTCCTTTTCTTCGTTTCTTTCGAATACGATTTCGTTTGCTTTGAGTAATATATTCATGACTTTTATTTGTGCTTTTTAAATAGTACCAACGTAGGTATGTTCAATAATTTAAACTGACCGTAATTCCAATCTTGACCCAATTTGTTTAGGTTTTTTATAAGAATGGCCTTATAAAGATTGTGCTTTTGTGGGTCGGAATAAGAGCCGTTAATGGGTTGCCCGGTTTTTGACATGGCCAAAAATAAAAGAGCTTCAACTTGTTTGTGCGATTTAACGAACTGTATCGTTATTTCGGATACTGTCTTTAGCACTTTTATTAGGGTAGAATAGTCCAGCTTTTTTGCTTGGGTGTCCGTACCGTTAATTATATATCCAACGTTGTAGGTATTATTTGCAGATGGGTTGCCAGGAATTTTAAGGCCGTTCAATAAATTCTGATCGATATCTCCTGTGCTAAATTTGACAACTGCGCTTAGGTCTTGGTTTATGTCAAAAGAGTACTGCAAGTCGTTGATCTTTTTTACTGGGTAAGAAAGCATCTTATCGAGATCTCCAACTTCGGACATTATTTCTTCCAGTAGAATTACTAGCTTTAATGGACTCATGTAGTCTGATTCTGTTTTCATGGAATAAATATAAAAAATAATGGGATCCCGGTAAAATTAATCTTTGTAGTAGGCCTTGAAGTCTCTAAAATCTCCCCACTCGCGACTTGAATCGATGTCCTTGGGTTTAATCGTTGGTTTGGGCATATTACCGGCCACGTTCCAGAACCAATCCCCCTGCTGTCCATGGCTCTTTAGGAGCTCCCAACCTTTGGCATCGTATGTTTGTATAGAATCGAAAGGAGTCTGCACCCTTGAAGCTTTTAAGAACGGTCTATCGTGAGTGTAGAATTTAGCTCTACCGAGTTCTCCGTCCTGTACGTTTCTTGCTACAGCAACCGCGTTAAATTTCGTGTTCGGTAAAGCTATCTGTAAAGTACGAGATAAAACTCCAGTAGAAAATACTGTCCACATTGTTTCGATATCGGTGTTTTTAAAATTATCGTGGAATATTCTAACTCCACCGGCAACCACCATCTCGTGTTTTAAACCGAAAGGTAAATACTTTGCACCGATTCTTTCTGCGAACTGCTTTGCCCAAATGTTTGCGGTAGGCATCGCCGGAATCTTTACGAACAAGGGAATTCCACCGTTTTCTATTGCGGTTAGTTGGTGCTCTGAAGCCTCTTTGGAAGCTGGCATAACTAAATACAATTTTTTGTTGTACTTCTTTGCCAAGTGACAAAGCGAATAAGGCGCGTAACCTGTTCTTGGCGCTACGTAAACCATTGCGTCCTCTTTTACTTGAGAGATCATGAAATCTCCCATCTTTGCTTTGGTACCGAATTGAAATTCACCGTCGTCGACTACGTTGAACCCGTCGTACTGCTTTACTTTGAACGTAAAGTCGTGCTTGTAATCCTTTGTCATGTTCAAGTAGTAGTTTAGGTCCCTACCGTTGGACATGTCCAAGTTGGATTGATCTGTTGTTTTATTTAGAAACATTTAGTATTTCGTTTAAGTATGCATAGTGTTTTGGGCGTAAGTGTACGGATTGCTTCATCTCTAAAATGTCTAGCATCTTGGTTCCGTCTTCGTCTATCCACTCTGTAGGCCATTTAATTACTTTCAAGCCCGATTCGTTGATGATGTTGTTTGCGATCTCTCTTAGTTCCATTCTTTGCGCACGAGTACCGAAGTAAGGTTGTTTCTTGTACAAACCGGTGCCAGGAATTTTTCTTGATTCGTGTTCTACTGGTAACAACTCTACTAAAGTACAATCGTTCAATTGTTTAGCGAACTCTACGTATCTTGTGAATAGATCTATAGTCGCTTGCTTTGGATCTTCTTGTCTCATTAAGTGAAATCTTAAGTCAATATTACCGAAGTACAAAGTAGTCTCGTCGAACAATTCGTTGAGAGAACCAATTTCAGCAGAATTTCTTTTTAAGAATCCGTGCAAAGTTCTACCGGCAGTAAACTCCAAAGAATATCCTGGTCTCCATACTGATAAAGCATGGGAATCTCCGATAACCGATTTTCTATTTACTAGACCATGAGCCATAAAAGTGTTGTACCAAGGCAATTCACCGACTTCTGGATACGTTACTCCTTCGATCTTTAATCTTTGATTGAACTTGTTGAAGTCGAAAGACGTATTAGAATATCTTATCTCGCCTTTGAACTCTGCGATCGCTTTCATCTTCTCTGTGTGAATTGGCTGTGGACCGCCAGGAACATTAAACGATCCTTCAACGAAATTAACTCCTTCGCAAACGTACAACATATCGTAAGAACCCCAATCACTAGGATCGGGGTTTACGTCTACTGTATCGTCAGGATGGTTATCTTTCAACATTCTTGTTTGGATTATGCCGTACCCTCCTCCCTGTGAGTTAAGAGTTGAACCGACATTTCCCATGATTGATATTAATCCTATTTTCATAACATTTTATTTATATCTAAATTACATCATTCCCGCTAAAGGGTTCATTTCATCTTTCTCGTCAGCGCCTTTTTTCTCGAATACAACCGACTCGGTAGTTAAAATTGTACCGGCTACAGAAGATGCGTTTTTAAGTGCGGTGATAACTACCTTCGCTGGATCGATGATACCTGCCTCGATAGCGTTTACCATAACGTGATTCTTGGCGTCGTATATTTGACCGTCCTTAGGAACGAATGTGTACCAGTCTTCGATTCCTGCATTGTCCAAAATTTTCTTGAACGGAGCTTGAATGGCTTTTTGAACGATAGATCGACCGATTGCATCGTTAGTTGATTCTTCTGCGTATTGCTCTAAAGAAGCTTGGAATAAAGCAGATCCACCGCCTGGTACGATACCGTCCGCTAACGCAGCTTTGGTTGCGTACAACGCGTCCTCTACTCTATCTTTCTTTTCTTTGATCTCGATATCGGAATTTCCTCCAACATTGATAATAGCAACACCGCCGACCAATTTACCCAATCTCTCTTGTAACTTCTCTTTCTCGTAGAATGAAGTAGCCTTTTCGATTTGCTCTTTGATCTCTTCTGCTCTTGCTTCGATTTTAGCTTCGTCGCCTTTACCGTCCACAATTGTAGTTTCTTCTTTAGATATAGTCGCTAAACGAGCAGTACCAAGGAATTCGCTTAATTGTTGAGGAGTTAATTTGTCCAATTTGTGTCCTTTGTCTTTTGAAATAACTTGACCACCGGTTAAGATAGCGATGTCTTCCAAGATCAACGTTTTTCTTTCGCCAAAATCAGGAGCTTTAACCGCACACACTTGTACTATACCTCTCATTTTGTTTACGATCAATGTAGCCAATGCTTCGTCTCCGATATCTTCTGAAATGATCAATAAAGCTCTGTTCTCTGCGTTTGCTTTTGTTAATGCTTGTAACAACTCTTGCGCAGAAGAAATTCTACCGTCGTACAATAACACTAAAGGATTTTCCAATCCAGCTTGCATCGTTGTATTGTTAGTAACGAAGTAAGGAGATTTGTAACCTCTATCGAATTGCATACCTTCTACAATCTCTAAGCTAGTTTCACCTGTCTTAGACTCTTCGATGGTTACAACACCTTCGCGACCAACTTTTCCGATTGCAGTAGCGATTAAGTTACCAACTTCTGGATCGTTGTTACCTGAGATCGTTGCAACTTGTTTTATTTGCTCTTCAGATCCGACTTCGATCGCCAACTTCTTAATGTTGTTAACTACTTCTTTTACCGTTTTGTCGATAGCATTTTTAATTTCTACCGCGTTAGAACCTTGACGAATTACTTTCAATCCTTCTCTTACGATTTCAGTGGCCAATAAAGTAGAAGTAGTCGTACCGTCTCCAGCCTCGTTAGCTGATTTGATACTTACTTGCTTTACTAACTGAGCTCCTAAGTCTTCTACGTCGTCTTCCAATTTGTGGAAAGCTTTAGCGACAGTAACACCGTCCTTAGTAACTTTTACTTCACCGCTTTGTTCTTTTATCAAAACAGTTCTACCACCAGGTCCTAAAGTTGAAGACACTGATTGGTTTAATTTGTTGATACCGGCCAATAACTTTTCTTTAAGTTCCGTACCGCTTATGTTTGTTGTTGTACTCATAATATTAATCTTCTACCACAGATAGAATCTCTGTGTCTTTGGTTAAAAAATAATCTTCGCCGCCTACTGAGATCTTCATAGTTCCCATCTTTGGAATCAGAACTTTCTGTCCAACCTGGAATTGAGAATCTACGTACTCTCCGCGATGCCAGTTGTAGGTTTGGCTTACTGCAATAACTTCGCCCATTTCAGGACGTTCCTTTCCAAGATCAGGTATTACGATATTACCGTAGGTCTGCTCTTGTTCTTCTACTGGTTTCAATACTGCGAAACCGTTTTTTGGGTTTAATTTACTCATATATTTTATTCTGTGATTATTTGTAATTCTTCTATCTCTTCCGTAAAATAGAACATATCGTTATTCTTGAAGACGTGCGGCGTATTGAATAGCTCTTTAGCGAGATCTAAATTCAATATGCGCTCTTCTGCGTAAATTTTCTTTACTAAGAAAAGACGATCGTTTACTTTAATGAAGTTTTTGCAAATTGAGAACATAACTGGTTACTTGGTAGGACTTGCTTATCCTTTTAATAATTGTTTTGGCGTAGTAATTTTAATTTGTTTTACCGCCTTGCCTTCTGCGACAGGAATTGTTAATATCAATAATCCCTTGTCTAAAGAAGCTTTTAATTGATTAAGATCGAATTTAGTTGAAATTTTCCAACTTAAGTCAAAGCCCGATCTCTTGATACCTCGATAAATAGATGTTTCTTGATCAAAAGGACGTACTTTTTCGTACTTAATACGTAATAAGTCCCCTTCTACTAAGATTTCAATATCGTCTTGTTCAAGGCCAACTGCAGCAACTTCAAATCGAATGCCGTCTTGTGTTTCAAAAATGTCTACTGGGTGTGATACTTTCTGCGTGATTGCAGAGAAATGCGATTGTGTGTCTGATAAATCTCGCCATAATAGGTCAAAGATATCTAGCTCGAATGGTCTAAATGTCATAATTTTAGTTTTGTGTTCCCTTTCGGTGAACGATTAAATAATTGTTTTATAACTGAAGGCCTACCAAGTACCTTGTTTATTTCTAATAAATATACGCACATTTTAATTTATAATGAAATTTAATTTTTAAGTGTAGCTCCATTTATATCCTCCTGATATTTTATTATTCTTTATTGCAAAGTGAATATTGGAATTATTAACTCCTATAAAATCAGCAGCTTTTTTTAATGATTCAAACGTATTAATGACTTCTAAAGTATTTTTATCTAACATACTGACACTCTTTATATTATGAGCTAATTTTCCAATTTTAGAATCTCTTAATCTTTTTAATCCATCTTCTGTCATTTTATGAGGTTTTCTAAGTTTCATTTTTTGCTCTTCAGTTCTTTTTTGACCTCTTACAGCTAATCCAACTTTTATAGCATGTTCTCTAGATTTTTTCTTACCTTTTAATGCTTTTGAAATAGCATTAGAATGAGCTAATCTAGATTCTTCGTAACATCTAGAAGATATAGTAATCCAATGTTCTTTAGGAGTAAATCCTCTACCATTACACATTCTCCAAAAAGAAAACGCTCTGGATTTTATCGATGTGTCCATTCTATATAAAAGCCAATGAGCCAAAAAATGCTCACGCGCTGTTAATCTTACGATATTTTCTTCTATATCTAGTCCACCTTCAGATTTAGGAATTATATGATGTTTTTCAACATACGGTAAAGTTTTCCAGTCTCTTATTTTGGATTTGTATATTAATAAGTTATAATGTTTTTTATAATCCATATATAGATTTATAATAAATATATAGGTTGAACATTTTTAGCATTATTAATGTCCATCTCTAAAATTACGAGCTAAACAAGGTTTAGCTTTTAAATCTAATGTTAATTTTGTAGTATTTTCCATACAATCTTGAACTATAAACATCGCTTCTTCTGATCTTGAAATTTCTACTTCGATTATAAGCTGATCGTGTATTTGCGCGCAAACCCATCCAACTATATTATTCTGTTTAAATCTTCTATTAATTTGTATAGCTGCTCTGTTTACGATAGAAGCAGATAAACTTTGTATCTGATAATTTTTACTATTGTTTAGTCCGTTTACGAAGTCCCTTGAAATGCTTTTGACTTTGTCTTCTCCGTGACTGTAGGCTAACTCCTTTTTGGTATTGTAGTCCAACATTGCGTCGCCTAGCTGTTCGTATATCGCTTTTACTTTCGGTAAGTGTCTTATACGACCAACTTGTGTTTTAACGTATCCTAAAGTTCTTGCGTCGTTCTCAGACTTTCTCATCCACTTCTCTAGTTCTGGGAATCCACTTAGATAACCGTCGACCAATTTCTTTGCTTCCTTTGTCGATACTTCGATGTTCTTACCCAGAGCGTAAGCTCCCATGCCGTAAGGAATACCTAGAGCGTAAGCTTTTGCCTTGTTTCTCAACTTAGGTGCAAGCTTTCTTAAATAGTTGTCGGCCTTTTTATCAGGGGAATATTGATCTAATTTTTCTGTTTTGATTGCGATCGTTGAATAGAAGTCCCAACCGTTTCTAAAGATGTCCTTTAGTCCTTCGTCTTCGGATACGTGAGCGAATACGTGTGGCTCTAACGATTCGTAGTCGTCGTCGATGAATATGTTGTGTTCGTCAGGAACGAAAAATGCTCTTACTCTATTGTTGTATTCGATTACGATTGGATCGTCGTCACCTTCTTCCTTTGGTCGTGGTAATTGTTGAGCGTCGGAACCGTAACGGCCCGATACTGTACCGTGTTGTTTGTAACTAAAGTAATATCTACCGTCCTCTTGACCGTCCAAGAATCTTTCTACGTAAGTGGACTTGATCTTTAATAACTTGTTGTATATTCTTAGATTCTTCGCCCATTCTTCTGTATCTCCAATGGCTTGAATCATATCGTCGTCGAACTGTGGTTTACCGGTTTTTGTGGTAGATTTTGCCTTGATACCCAAAGCACCGAAAGCAATTTCACCTAACTGATCTTTGGATTGTATGTTGAACCAGTTACCGTCGTTGGATTCTTTCCAAAGCTTTAACTGTATTTTGGTGATTTGATCTGGCTCTAGGATTTGTGTGTCTCCGTGTAGTAAGAATTGTTTAACTGGACCGTCTGGAATTCTTAGTATGTTTGCGTTGGCGATGTTGTACTTGCCGGTCTTTTCCGACCTTGGGAATTCTATACCGCTCTGATCTATAAGTTCTATGGCAAATGTACCTCTGTTGTTCGCAGGGAACGCATTCGCAGCTTTTATCAAGATCCAATGTTTTACTTCTGCATAACTTAACAACTCTTCAACGACCTTCTTCTTGTGATCCTCTAGAGCTTGGGTAACTTCGTCCTTAGTTCTATTGATTAGGTCCATATCTAGCTTAACTCCGGTTTCTTCCATTGGGATAGTAACTTCTTTGTACAATGGCATTACTTCGTCCTCGAAGAAAAATGCTTCTAGACCTTGATCGTATAGATCCTTAATAAAATGATTGTAAACTCTTAGCGTTAGATCGGTATCGGCCGCAGCGTACTCGGATAGAATATTGATATCGGCTTTCCATATTTCGTAATTGTCTCGTGTAACAGAGCCGCCGTTTTCTTTGATAGAATTCTTTAGAGCTATCTGTTCTTCGTTGGCCGCTTTTTCTACGTCCAATCCAAGTTCTTTTTGAATCATCTTGGCGATACTCTTCAAACCGAATGGAGAACTGGACCCAAACCCTGCGCCCTCTTCGTTAACAGTATGGACCAACAACATGGTATCAGCGTGCAAAGAGGACAACAGATCGATCTTAAAATAGTTCTTAACGAATCTACAGTCGAAGCTTGCGTTGTGCATGATCAGCTTTTTGCCGACCAACATGTTAATCACTTTGATCGATACATCGTGAGCTTTAACGTCCTCGATATACGCATCGACCAATTCGCCGTTTTTGAATAATTTTGTAGGGAGATAGTAACCTTTACCAGGTTCTGCTGAAACTGACCAACCTATAATCGAACCCTTTCGTGGGTTTAACGATGTGGTCTCTGTATCGAACGCAATAATGTCGTTCTCTAATATGTGTCGTGCCATTTCTTGCACGAGCTCTTTGGTATTAACCAGAACATAACTCTTTTCCATAACTGTAATTTAATCCTTATTCTTATAAGGAACGATTTTATTTAATTTGTCTTTACGTCTTTCGCAACCACAATCTTCGTGACCGAACAATTTTGCCACTTTCTCGGCAAGAATGTCCAATTTCGTTAATTTGGTAAATTTAGCGATTGTGTCGCCAAGACCTTTAGACTTTTGATTTGCTTTCATCTACTTGTTCTTTTTTCTTTAATACCATATCGGTTAATTTTGCTGCTGTCATTGCAGTCAAAATTGCCATTTGATCCCAAAGTTGATTGATATCACCTTTAAGTTTGCTCATTACGCTAAGTTGATATATTTGTAAAACAAATAAAACTACGATAATGCCTAAGTAAAAATTTTCTGTTGTCATAACTGCAATATACACAAAACCTGGTTAATAATACTATTTTAATTACAGGTGACTATTCGCACGCTACACAATATTTAAAATTCTTTGCAAATTCTGATGCACTTGAAATGTTATGCTGATAGTACAACGACTTGATTCCCATTTCGTGTGCTAATAACATTAACTCGTTTACTTCCTTTGCTTTCGTGTCTGATGTAATGAATAAATTTAAAGATTGACCTTGATCGATGTATTTTTGTCGGTGAGCTGCCTGAACTATAATTTCGGTTTGAGATATTTCTCTGGCAGTTTTAAAGACAAGCTTTTCGTCTTCGGTCAAGAAGTCAAGGTGTAAAACGCTACCTTGTTGTTTTTGGATACTTTCCCAAACTTCTTCGGTGTTTTGGCCTTTTTCTTGTAATAATTTTTCTAAAAATACGTTCTTAATTACGAACTTACCTTTGGACAAATCCTTGATCATATAATTGCTCATCCAAGGTTCTATGCTTTGTGAAACTTGCATGATAAACGCAGAAGAAGTCGTTGGCGCAATTGCTTGAGTTGTAGTGTTTCTTCTACCTAAGCCTTTTGTCATTTCGCATTCTCCAAACATTTCAGCTAATTTCTTAGATGCTTTCAAAGAATTGTCGTATATATTTTTCTGAATTTCAATGTTTATGTTCCTTGCTTGTAAACTTTCAAATGGAATCATCTTGCTTTGTAACAAAGAGTGGTAACCCAATCTGCCGATTCCTAGAGCTCTGTGCTTTTGAGAGAACGATACGGCTCTGGACAAGAATTTTACCTTGGAAGCTTTCTCGATAAACTCTGTCATTGCGGCGTCAAGTAAGAATGTTAGTACCTCTACGCAATCTGTGTCTTTCCACTCTTCGTAGTAAAAATCGTTCATTGATCCCAAATCGCACACAAAAGAATTTTCGTTGTCCGAAGGTAACATGATCTCGGTACACATTTGAGAAGCTTTAATGGAATTCTT